TGGGAGATGCTTTCGCCAATGAACGAGGCGACACGAATGAACGTGCGGGAGATGATGGTTTAAAGATATATGGGTTGTCGCTCTCATCACCGTCCAGATAGCTACGCATGGCCTTGGGAGTCATCGCCACCCATGCACGAATCGGTCTAGCTACCTTGTGCTTAGTCGCCCAAATGTTCCACAATTCTGCATTGGGCTTGCTCATGTGCAAGATACACACACGATTACCAACGTGAGCCAACATGCTGTCGCCTACGCCATCGCTTGCATTGTTACTTGTGCCGAACACGATGCTACCCTTGGGCAGGGGTTCATCGCCAACACTACGCTCAAGCATGAGTCGGGTGAAGATAATCTGCAATAGCGTGGGGGACTTCATGAACTCGTCAAGCATGATGACTTTCTTCTTGCCGTTGCCTAGCTTGAAGAGAGACGACACATAGTACTCAAGAGTCTTGCTTGCATGGTTGGGGATTGATGCCGCGACATCCATCATGTCTTTAACAGGACAGTCGACATAGATAAAGTCATACTCATCAGTACCGAGATCAGCCTCAAGCATCTTAAGGATTGATGACTTGCCGCAACCGGGCTCGGACACAATGATGGGAGTAATTGAATTACCGATTGTCTTGATGACGTTTGCGCAGTCATCGATAGTGATGTTCAGGTTGAAGTTAATTTTGGACATAGTGTTTCCTTTGGTTAATGTTTCAGGGATGGGTGAATGATTACTTACTGGGTTTGATGTGCTTGACGCTGAATGTCTTATCTTCCATGTCAACCTCAACTGTGGCTTCCTTCAAGCCAACTGCGACCAACATACAAGATAAGTACACGGCACGGCGGCGTTCTCTGTCGTACATTACCGTTATAACCGCTAACGCAATCAACAATACGATCTCTAGGTCGGTCATACAAAACTCCTTATGGGTTTAAATTTAGATAACATGTCATCGACATTCTCTTTGACTACGCTTCGGGTATAAGAACTCTCACGCAAATCCTCTGTGCTGATACCGTCAAGCGCAAAGCTAAGGTCTACTACTGCTTGTGACAATGCCTTGTTGTTTGTCAGGTTGAAGTTCTCGATGGTCTTGCAAATCTCCTTGGCTTGGCTCACAGTACTGTCGTAGATCTTCTTGCGCCTTACCTTGCCATCTTCATCGGGCGTTGCCTCGGTACATGCGTTGGCTAACCGTGAAGCAATCTCTACAAGACGCTCGGATGCATCGTCCATCACAGCGTTGATGATCTCTTGCGTTTGACGCTCGTAGTGGTTCTTCAAATCTTCTGCCAATGCTTCGCTCACAGACGAACGAAAGTCGGCCTGCGGTACTTTCTGTACATGCAGACGCATGCGGAACTTGGTGCGAACTTCTTCAGGTTCAGGGTACTCTGAACGATTAAACATATCGCCTTGCTTGAACGCCGCATCGCTGACAATCTGCGGGTATGCAGTAATGAACTTCTCGAGCAGAGCTTTGAAGTCGGCCTCATGTTGGGCGTACTCTTTCTTGAACTTCTCAAGGTTGATCGTTGGAAGCAAACGCATTGAGCCCGCCCAGTCGTATGTCGACCTCTGAAGCCAGTTATACACGGTCTGCCGATAGTTCAGTAGCGCCTTGTGGTCGGGTGAATCGGAGAGTAAGTTCTTGGTGAACTTGCCTGCATCAGCAGAGGCTTTCTTAGATGTTGTCACCTCGTTAGAGATGGCGCGATCCTGTTTCGTTGCAGTCCACACGTTGACATCCACGCATACGACAAGTGCTGACGTTGCAAGTGAGATGATGTGGTTGGGTTGTTGAAGTTCAAAGTTCATGTTAACGGCCTCCCTTGTGGCTTGAGTTGAGATTAAGTAATAGAGAACGATCAGTCACAACGATGTAGTTGGACTTGGGCATCGGCACGATAGTGTGTTTGGTACTACGCGCGTGTTTCTCGCCACATGGCATACACAATGTATATCCCATGCGATGGCGTTGTGCAGAGTAAAGTTCACCACAGGCTGAACAGCTAGGTATCATGGAAGGGTTGTGGTTGTGAGCTGACGGACAATGACTTTCCACTCATGGTCAAGACCCTCTGCCTCGTCTGCCTTGATGCATGTATGCAGGTCGTACATCGCCATGTCTTTGTCGGTGAATACGTCGGTCACATTGCCGTCGCACAGAAGCAAATACACTTTGTCGACAGGTGCTTGCTTTACGGATGTGTTGCGCATCGCATCGCGGATGGATGGATGTACGTTGGTGTCGTCTGCGATTTGACGCAGAACAATGCCAATGTTTTTGAACTGTCCCATACTATCTCCTGACTGAATAAAACTGAATTGAATTTCACCGTACCGTGAAACGGTAAGTGATGGCTGTGTCGAGTTACTCCCCGACACAGATTCCATTGTACCATAACTTTACATATAAACATAGGGATTTACCCCAACTTTGTTAAGTCACAGGTCTAGCGTTAAAGGTTCTTGTGGCACAACATGTATGTCGAACCCGAGCTTGCGTATACATTTGAGCGTTGTCTCAGTAAGAGACGTTGTCCCTGCAATAGCGGCAAACACCTTCGCCTTGTCGCACACAGGGTAAGCAACTCTTCTGCCATACACATCCATCACGCGCACATGGATCGAATAACATTGCTGTTGGTCAGTCATTTCATTACTCCTTCATCCATCAATTCGTGCCATGTGGGGAACCGCTTGTGCGTGTCGTAGAAGTGCCATGGGTCACAGATAAAGCATCCCTCCTCGTAGGTACGGCAACGCTTAGTCTGACTCAGGCGTAAGAAGCTGAACGCACCATTGGATTGGTACTTGCTCTTTGCCCTGCGCTTGCGTATGTCTCTTACTTTCATCTTACTATCTCCACAATTAAAGTTAGTTTGTTGAACATGTCGGCATCAATCTCTTGCCAACGACCCGCGCTTGTCATGCGATCACCGAAGTCATACATGCTGACTGTGCCGTCACCGGCCTCCGAACCGTCGATGCCCCAGAAGTCTGAAGCAACTTTATCTAGGTATTCATCGGGGTGTGAATCAGTCTTGAACTTAATCATCGTACTGACCTCGCTTTCACCGAAGTAAGTCTCGACTTCACCAATGTAATGTTTCATTACGCTACCTCCACTATTTCGTTAGATTTGAAATGGAAAGTCCGCATGTACTGGACAAGCACTGCTGTGCGTGTTGATACCTTTGTGCAGAAGTTTCCGTTGCTGATGAATGATGCACCGACTGGCACATCTTTGAATTCAATCTTCATGATGTTTCCTTTGTTGTTTGTTCAGAGGATGTTGTAACCCTTGAGCCAACGGCGGGTGTCTTTGCCCATACTGACAACTGTCAGACCCTCGTACTCGTTGTCGATGTCACCAAATTCTTGGTGGGAGGTTATGTCCATATCGGGGTCGACTGTGTTTGTGCAGAGATAGTCTCTGTCGTTCAGGGGGTCGTGAATCGCTAACCAGTCAGACACGATTTGGTCTGTGTCGATGGGTGTTTTGGCAATGGGTTGTGCCTTGGGGGTTGTAATGCGCAATGTCTTGCGGATAGAACGGGGGAGATGGTCGAGCATCTCACGTTGCATTTTGGCAACGAGGGAGGGAGAGACGACAAACTTAGCTTTCATGATGACTCCTAACTAAATTGAACTGAATTGAACTAACTTGATTTCACCCACCCGTGAAACGATTGTTGGTCGTCTTGGGGTTGGCAAAGGCTTGAGTTGGAGAGGTTTGCAGGCGCTTATTCCCCGACTCAGACTCAATTGTAACATAACTTTACTTATAAACATAGGGGTGTGGGGTGACTTTGTTGAGGTGCGGGGCTTGGGGCGTAGTGTACAGGGATTGGAATTGGATATGTACAGTTAGACTTTTTGGGGGGTTATTGGAACGGGTTTTTGGAACAAATTGGGGTGAATTGGAATCTGGAAAAGTACTACTAAGGTTATGAAATGAATATAAAGAGTAGAGTAGTAGTAGTAGTAAAAAAAAAAAAAAATTATATTTATTCCAAAATTCCAAGATTCCAGCGATTTGCAGGGACGTCGGGCAAAATGAGAAAATAGCTGAAAAACCACATATTGCTATGCGTTGCACTTGCTGACACAGTCTTGCTCTTCCAAATTATTTCTCCAACCGGTTGTCCTATTTTAAAAAACTGGAATTTTGGAATTTTTAGGTCAAAAGTGGTGTTTTCTTGTTTAAAATCAAGCACTTACAAGATTCCAATTTTGTGTTCCAGATTGGAACAACTTTACATAAGAGGCAAATACTGGAATTCCAAATTGGAATTTGCTTTTTGGTCAGATTCCAAGATTCCAACTGGGCTGGAACTTTGGAATCGCTAATTGGAATTTTGGAACAAATAAAGTTATCCACAGGACGCGTTGCTTGAGATAGGTAATGGCTGTTGTTTGTTTATGCATTTCACGCACCCCTGAAACGGTAGTTGATCGCCTTGGCTCGCGCGCACGCACTTCACGCACGCGGGGACTTATAACTGGTATCAAATGCACCGCCAGCCTAAACTGACGGTGCATGGTCTGCTTACTTCAAAGCATTGTTAAACGCATCAATTGCTTGGCGCAATTTGATCTCGTTTGGTGCAGTTGTGTCGCCTCGAGCGATGGCAGTCTTTGCTCGGGCTTTCATTGTGATAAACAACTCTTTGGCGAAATCCTCGAATTGTTTTGTAGGGGCTTTGACCTTGGGCTTATCCTCGTTTTCAACTCTGCGCACAGCGACTTTGAGGTCTGCCAGACGATTAGAGCAATACTTGTTAAAGTTATCACGCACGGCTTTGATGACACCGTGCTTGATGGGGTCTGCCTCTTTGAGTTGTCCAAATGCTTGTTGAGAGTATGACAAGCAGTAATCAATGCTATTGTTAAAACCTCCCTTGGGGTTTGGTTTCCATTCATTGTCGAATGTAGTGGCAGGGTTTAACTCTTGCCATCTCAAAGCCCATCCCATGCGCAGTTGAGTTTTGACCTCATCTGGTTGTGATTCGCAGAATGTAGGGCACTGCGCATAAACGAAACGAGCAATGGTGGCCATTGTTTCGCTAGACCTTGCCGATTGATATGCGGCATCTTTGAAAGATGAGACGATTGTCTCTTGGGGTTTTGTTGCTTTGCTCATGGTATCTCCAAGTAAGCGTTAATCCAGACAACACCTCGTCATCTGGTGTTTAAGTTATAGCCGACCCTAGACCTTAAAGTAAAGTTTCAGCGTGGCCTGAAACGGTAAACAGTGCGCTTGGCATGTACGCCCTTGACGCGCGCGGGGACACATAACTGGTATCAAAAGCTACAGGCGAAAAAAAACCTAGCCAACCTTTCGGCTGACTAGGTCGGTGCAATGTTACTTGCTTAGAGTATTGTGAAAGGCATCGATGGCCATGCGCAATTTAACTTCATCGGGGGCTGAATCATCACCCCTTGCTTTCGCTGTCTTAGCTCTGGCCTTGACAGCCTTGAATGTTTCATCAATGTACTGAATGAAACCCTTGGTAGGCGCTTTCACTTTAGGCTTGCCTTCGTTCTCTACCTTACGAACAGCCGTTTTCAAGTCAGCCATTCGATTAGAAGCATACTTATTAAAGGCATCACGAATACCCTTAATAACGCCGTGCTTGACTGGGTCAGCTTCTTTTAACTGACCGAAGGCTTGCTGACTGTAGCTGAAGCAAACGTCAACAGTCATTACATAAGAGCCGTTCTCTACTGGAACCCAACTATCGTTATAGCTGACAGCGGGGTTCAGTTCTTGCCAACGAAGCGCCCAACCCGCACGAAGCTGGGTTTTAACTTCGTCGCTAACTTCGTTGGTGAAGTTAGGGCATTGTGAATAGACATAACGGGCAACGCTATCTTTGCGTTCGTCGCTGATAGCTGACTGATAACCCGCGTCCTTCATTGAAGTGACGTTGACAGAACCCAATGAAGGGGCGGCTTGGTTTTTTGCTTTAGACATAATATCTCCTAATAAAGCATTTTGAAATATCAGACAGACCGAATTGTCTACCTGATGTAATAGTTATAGCTGACCCTAGGCCTTAAAGTAAAGTTTCAGCGGGGTGTGAATCGCTAGGTGATCCGCTTGACTCGCGCACGCTTAACGCCCGCGACGACAAATAACTGGTATCAAAAGGGCCGAGGCCCTTTTGGTTAATCCTCCCGGCTAACATTGCGCGTGTTGATCGCAAGTTGTCGGTTCATCGCGTTACGTACCCGCTTCACTTGTTCATGCAAATCGGGATCACTCACACGCAACTGCGCTACTTCAGCGGATTTCAAACTCATACACCAAAGTGTGTGCTCTACACCATGCTGACGCACAGTGCGCAAAGCTTCATTCGTTGCTCTCATGTTTCTCTCCTTAGTTAAAGAAGAGGGGCCGAAGCCCCTCGGTTTACCACTGGCCGCGTGCCGCGACTAGCTTGCCCCTGATGCCGATCAGCACTGTCGTGTTGTCGGTACGATACTGAGCTGACCAACTCAGCGCTTCGTTCATTGTGTATGCATAGTGAACACACAACTTGTCTTCCCACTGCACTACAACCTTGTAATGCGTCAACCAAACCCATAATGCTTTAAACATTTATCTCTCCTGTTACAGCACAGCACTATTGCTCTGCATGGTTCTGTTATAGCTGATCCCATGGTTAAAAGTAAAGTTCTGGCGGGGTCGACCCACCCATACCCGACCCCCACAAGAGACTTTGGGACTCCCGTGTTCCCCTATACTCTAAGACTTACACAAACCACCACGTATTTCTCCAACCATTCCAAGTACCCCAAGCATTTCTAAGCCAACGCCAAGTAAAAATAAAAGCGTCTAGGGTTTACCCCACCCCCTCAATATAGGAACACCCCCCGGGTAGGATTCCTACCACCCTTTACAAATATGTGGTATATTTATTTCTCAGGGAAAGCTGTGCAAAGACTTTTTTCGAAAGCTAGCGATTAAGCGGCTAGTACCTGACTTTTATAGGAGTGCGATTCCCTCTTATGCAGATGATGCCTAATGTCGAAGCGGATATTCCGCTACCAGCCTCAGCCACCGAGGCTATGCCCCCTCTTTCCCCAAAGGAAGAGATTGAGATGCGTGCACGCACGGTCAAAATGATCTCTGATTTGAACGGAAAACCAATTGAGCCTAGCCCTGAGAACCGAGGCCAAGCCCTTGAGTTGATGGAAAAGGTTGTTGCTAATAAAACAACACCTGATTTAGCTAACTACCCCAACGAAACCATTGCATATCTTGCCGGTATGGTGGCTGAGTACGACCACATGATTGTGCGGGAGCTGGCAGACTTTAAACTGTACGTGGTAAACAAGCTTGTTGCCGAAACAGAGAACCCAAACAGTACTGTCAGGCTTGGTGCAATCAAGGCGTTGGGTGATGTTGACGGTGTTGATGCATTTAAAAAGCGCACTGAGGTCACTCATAAGCAGCAATCCCTTGAAGAAGTGGAAAAAGAGCTGCTTGAAACGCTTGCTAAGCTGGAAAAACGCACAATTGATGTACAGGCCAAGGTAATACGCAGTGAAGATAACGCCTGAACAGCTAAAAGCCATCAAAGACGCGCTTCCAACGATGCCGTTGGAGCAAAAAATCCATACTTTGGAGCTTTTGAGGACGTACGACAGTGAATCTGTGCAGGAAGTGGGTAAAGATGACTTCTTAACCTTCATTGACCACGTATATCCGGGCTATAAAGTGGGTCCACACCACAAAAGACTGGCCAAAATCTTTGAAGATATAGCCAACGGCAAGAAAAGACGGGTTATTGTGAACATTGCTCCCCGTCACGGCAAGTCTGAGATGATTTCTTACCTTGCACCAGCGTGGTTTCTAGGTAAATACCCTAATAAAAAGATCATTATGGCCTCCCACACTGCCGATTTGGCGGTGAATTTTGGCCGTAGAGTGCGTAATTTGGTGGGTTCTGAAGCCTATCGGGACGTGTTTCCGCAGATCGAATTGCAAGCTGACAGTAAGTCTGCGTCACGTTGGGGTACAAATTTCAACGGAGAATACTTTGCTATTGGTGTCGGAGGTGCTCTTGCTGGTCGTGGCGCTGATTTATTTATCATTGACGACCCTCATTCTGAACAAGAAGCTAAGACTGGGCGACCGGACGTTTTCCTTCCTGCTTGGGAGTGGTTTCAGTCTGGCCCTTTGCAGCGTCTTATGCCGGGTGGCTCTATCATTATAGTGATGACAAGGTGGTCAAAACTTGATTTGACCGGAATGATCGTGAACCAGATGGGCCGCGAGGAAGATGTGGACCAGTGGGAGATTGTTGAGTTTCCTGCCATATTGAATGACAAACCGCTGTGGGGTGAGTTCTGGTCTATTGAAGAATTGTTGGGTAAAAAAGCGGGTATGGACCCACGGTACTGGCAGGCCCAGTACATGCAGAACCCCGTCTCTGAGGAAGGCGCTCTTATTAAGCGCGAATGGTGGCAGATTTGGGAAAAGGACGACCCGCCTCAGTGCGAGTTTACGATTATGAGTCTTGACGCGGCGCAGGAATCTAACAACAGGGCTGACTATAACGCTCTGACTGTGTGGGGTGTGTTCTTTAACGAAGAGACAAACAACTACGCGATTATTTTGCTCAACTCAATTAAGAAGCGACTGGAGTACCCAGACCTTAAAGCCTTGGTGCTTGAGGAGTACAAAGAGTGGGAGCCTGATGTGTTTATTGTTGAGAAGAAGTCCAACGGTTCGGCGCTTTACCAAGAGTTTAGACGGATGGGCGTGCCCGTGGGAGAGTTTACTCCGGGTAAAGGACAAGATAAGATCGCACGGGTGAACGCGGTTTCTGCACTGTTCCAAGGAGGAGTGGTGTTTGCACCGGACCGCAGATGGGCTAGAGAAGTTATTGAAGAATGTAACGACTTTCCGTCGGGTACAAATGATGACTTGGTTGACTCAACAACACTAGCGCTCATGCGGTTCAGACAAGGCGGGTTTATTCGCTTACCGAGCGACGAGCCTGAAGAAGAGAGATTTTTCCGCAGCAAGAAAGCTGCGTACTACTAAGGATAAACAATGGCTACGAATATGGTCCCCTCATTGTCACAAGCCCCGTTGGGTTTGGATGCGTTAGAAGATATGGGCGACATGCCCGCAATTGAAATCGAGATTGAGGATCCCGAGGGTGTTCGCATCGGACTAGACGGCATGGAGATTGACTTGATGCCCGATGAAGAGGGCGAAGACTTTGATGCCAATCTTGCCGAAGACATGGATAAGGGCGAGCTACAGAAAGTAGCAAGCGACATTATCGAGATGGTGGACGCAGACATTTCTAGTCGCAAGGACTGGGTTGAGATGTATGTCAAAGGTCTTGACGTTTTGGGGATGAAGTATGAAGAACGTACTGAACCGTGGAACGGTGCTTGCGGTGTTTTCTCAACGGTACTCACAGAAGCTGCTGTACGGTTCCAAAGCGAGACTATCATTGAAACGTTCCCTGCTCAGGGTCCGGTCAAAACCGAGATCGTCGGCGCAATTGATAAACTTAAAGAGCAGGCGGCTGAGCGTGTAAGAGATGACATGAACTATCAGCTCACCGAGGTGATGACTGAGTATCGCCCAGAACATGAGCGCATGTTGTACAACCTAGGTCTCGCGGGCGCGGCGTTCAAGAAAGTTTATTTTGACCCATCGCTTGATCGTCAGATTGCGATGTTCATCCCCGCTGAAGACATCATCATTCCTTACGGTGCATCGAGCGCGGCCACTGCTGAACGACTCACGCATGTGATGCGTAAGACCAAAAATGAGATGAAGAAGTTGCAGGTTGCAGGCTTCTACGTTGATGAAGATTTGGGTGAGCCTGTCTCGATCCACACAGATGTGGAGAAGAAGAAAGCCGAGGATCAGGGTTACTCACTGACGGACGATGACCGCTACCAAGTCTTGGAAGTGCACATCGACTACGACCTGCCCGGTTATGAAGATGAAGATGGTATCGCTCTGCCGTATATCATCACAATCGAGCGTGGCACAAACACAGTTCTGGCTATTCGCCGCAACTGGGAAGAAGATGACAAGCGCAAGTTAAAGCGCCAGCACTTTGTGCAGTACACATACGTCCCCGGTTTTGGTGCTTATGGTCTAGGTTTAATTCACCTGATCGGTGGCTACGCCCGTGCTGGTACGTCCCTGATTCGACAACTTGTTGATGCGGGCACACTGAGTAACTTGCCCGGCGGCCTTAAAGCACGCGGCTTGCGTATCAAGGGAGATGACACGCCGATCAACCCCGGTGAGTTCCGTGATGTAGACGTGCCGTCAGGTTCAGTGCGTGACAACATCATGCCCCTGCCGTACAAAGAGCCAAGTCAAGTTTTGGCGGGGTTGCTTGACCGCATAACAGAAGAAGGCCGTCGTCTGGGTTCTATTGCTGATATGAACATCAGCGATATGTCTGCTAACGCACCTGTTGGTACAACGCTAGCTCTCTTAGAGCGTCAGCTCAAGACAATGTCTGCAGTTCAGGCTCGTGTTCACTACAGCATGAAGCAAGAGTTTCAGCTCCTGCGTGACATCATTCGTGATCACACTCCGCCAGAGTACAGCTTCGATCCAGTTGAAGGTGATAGAAAAGCGAAGCAAGCTGACTACGACATGGTGTCAGTGATTCCTGTGTCAGATCCCAACAGTGCGACGATGGCTCAGCGCATCATGCAGTATCAGGCTGTGATTCAGTTGGCTCAAGGTGCTCCACAGATCTATGACTTGCCGCAACTTCACAGGCAGATGATTGAGGTGTTGGGTATCAAGAACGCAGATAAGTTAGTGCCCATTGATGATGACCAGACCCCACGCGACCCCGTGTCGGAGAATATGTCGTTCCTCACTGGCAAGCCCACTAAGGCGTTCATCCACCAAGACCACGATGCACACATCGCTGTTCATACCAGCATGATGCAGGACCCCATGATCATGGGTCAGATTGGTCAAAGTCCCATGGCTCAGCAGATGCAGGGCGCGATCATGGCTCACGTCGCTGAACACTTGGCGTTTTCATATCGTCAGAAAGTTCAGGAGCAGTTGGGCGCAACACTACCTGCACCAGATGCACAGCTTGATAACGACGTTGAAGTACAAGTTTCTAAACTTGTGGCGCAGGCGTCTATGCAGCTCCTCGCGATGGACAAAGCCAAAGCAGCTCAGCAGCAAGCGATGGCGCAGGCCCAAGATCCGATCATTCAGATGCAGCAGGCTGAATTGCAGATCAAGAAACAAGAAGCTGACATCAAGGCGCTCAAGGTCAAGGGTGATCTACAACTTAAAGCGGAAGAACTTTCTCTTAAAGCACAAGAAAGCGCAGCTAGGTCTGGTGAAGATCCACAGATGGCCGCGATGCGTCTACAGCAGGAGATTGCTCAAGCCCAAGAGTTGCACGGCTTAGAGATGGCGGCTAAACGGGCGGAGCTAGAGCAAGCGCAAGCTCAGCAACAACAACAGATGATGATGCAGCAACAGATGCACCAGCAGAAGATGGCTCATGGCGGGCAGGTCCATGCACAGAAACTAATGCAGACAAACAAACCTACGAAAAAGGATGAATGATGGCCAATATGCTTGAAGTGTTGAACGGTAAGCTTGAGGAACACGTCAAGCAGTTGGTTGAAGTTGTCAGTGCTGGTGGAGCTAAATCCCACGAGCACTACAAAGAACTGTGCGGGACTATCCGAGGTCTGCAAACCGCGCAGTATGAACTTGCTGACCTCGTGCGAAAAACTAAGGAATATGAAGATGAGTGAATTTGATGTTAGTGCGGTTGATCTAAGCGGTGTGCTCAACACCTCCGCTGAAGAAAAAGCCAAACAAGTGCCGGATCCAGCGACTTACCACTTGCTGTGTATGTTGCCCAAGGCAGAGGAAGAATTGAGCGAGTCTGGGATTATTAAATCTGCGCAGATGATGTACAACGAGGAGCTTCTTTCCCCCGTGTTGTTTGTTGCAAAGATTGGCCCTGATGCGTTCAAAGATCCGGCCCGTTTCCCATCTGGCCCAAGCTGCAAAGTTGGTGACTTTGTGTTGGTTAGACCCAACACTGGCACCCGCATGAAAATTCATGGTACCGAATGGCGACTCATCAATGACGATTCCGTTCAGGCTGTTGTGCAAGACCCCCGTGGTATCCAACGCCCAACCTAAGGAGTAGATCATGGCTGAAAAAGACGAATTTAAGTTCCCTGACGAAGCTGAAGCTAAAGACGCCAAGGCCGACGATAAAGTTGACTTTGAAGTTGAAGGTGAAAGCGAACCAGAAATTGAGGTTGTAGACGATACACCTCCTGAAGACCGTGGTCGCAAGCCCATGGCTGAACCTCCCAAAGAGGTAACGGACGAAGAGCTGGCCAAGTACGACGAGAGCGTACAGAAGCGTATTAAGCACTTTACCAAAGGTTATCACGAAGAACGTCGCGCAAAAGAAACGGCTGAACGTGAAAGAGAAGAGGCGCTTAAACTTGCGCAAACCGTGCTGGAAGAGAACAAAAAGCTCAAGGGTTCTGTTAACCAAAATCAAGCTGCGCTCTTGGAACAAGCTAAAAAAGTAGTGTCTAGCGAAGTAGAAAACGCTAAGCGCATGTACAAAGAAGCTTATGAATCTGGCGACTCTGATAAGTTAGTTGAGGCCCAAGAAGCCTTGACTATTGCGAAGATTCGTGCGGATAAAGTAAATAATTTTAAACCCACCCCTTTACAGGAAGAAGAAACTCCTGTACAAATCGCCCAACAGCCCACTAAAGCTGCGCCCGTTGATGAAAAACTACTTGCATGGCAAGACCAAAATCAGTGGTTTGGAAGCAACAAGCGAATGACAGCCTATGCCCTAGGCTTGCATGAAGACTTAGTGAGCGAAGGAATTCCGAGTGGCAGTGATGAATACTATCGACGTATCAACGCTGACATTAGGGAAAGATTCTCGGATCAGTTTGGAGCCGAAGAGTCCGTTGATGCGAAACCTCAACGCACTAAATCCAACATAGTTGCACCTGCAACCCGTAGCACAGCGCCTAAAAAGATCGTGCTTACGCAGACACAGGTGAATCTCGCCAAGCGGTTGGGGGTTCCGTTGGAACTGTACGCCCGTAAGGTTGCTGAAGAAATGAGGAAATGAAAATGGAAAAATCTAACCGTATGACACGCGAACTTGATACACGCGAACAAGTGGAGCGTCCTAAACAATGGATGCCACCGCAACTTCTGCCCGATCCCAATCCGGAAGAGGGTTATGCGTTTCGCTGGATCAGGATTGCATCGTTAGGTAAAGACGACGCCACGAACATTTCTGGAAAGTTACGTGAAGGCTGGGAACCCGTCAGGGCTTCTGACCACCCCGAAATCCGTTTGTTTGGTTCTACCAATGGTAAGTTTCCAGACAGTATTGAAGTCGGCGGTCTGTTGCTTTGCAAAACACCTGTGGAATTTACAGGGCAACGTAATGAGTACTACCGCAAACAAGCGGAAGCTCAGATGAACTCTGTGGATAACACCTACATGCGCGAGAATGATCCGAGGATGCCTATGTTTAAAGAACGTAAGTCCACGGTCACTTTCGGTAAAGGTACTTAAATTTTTTGGAGTCTTAAATGGCATATCCTACCGTTGATAAGCCCTATGGTTTTCAGCCAGTCAATCGTATTGGCGGAAATCCCTATGCGGGTTCTACTCGACTGATCCCAGTCGATTCCGGCGCTGTCTTTGATGGCGACCTCGTTGAAATGCTAGCTTCCGGCTCATGCAAAGTGATTGCCAGCGGTACTGCCGCTGCACAATGCGTTGGCGTTTGCGTTGGCGTTCAGTACACCAACTCATCTGGTCAAACCGTTCAAGCCCAGTATGCTCCGTCATCTGGCGTAACCAACGTGTTGGCTTATGTTGTTGATGATCCTACAGCTTTGTTTAAAGTGGCAGTTGTGTCTTCTGGCACCACCATGTCTACTTTGACCCGCGCTGCTGTTGGCCAAAACGCTCCCGTGGCATTGAATTCTGGTAATACAAACACCGGCAATTCAACTCAAGCAATTACAACTTCTACTGATATTACGGCTACCTTGCCAATTCGTATCATTGATGTTGTGCCTGAGACTGCTGTTACATCAACCACATACGTTGAGCTGATCGTTAAGATCAACACTCACTCGTATAACAATACCACCGGTATCTAAGGAGTAACTTACCATGGCTATTTCACGCGCACAACTACTGAAAGAGTTGCTCCCCGGTCTGAACGCATTGTTTGGTCTTGAGTACGCTAAATACGGCGAAGAGCACAAAGAAATCTACGAAACAGAGTCATCTGAGCGTAGTTTCGAAGAAGAGACAAAGCTTTCTGGCTTCTCTGCTGCACCTGTCAAGAATGAAGGCTCTGCCATCGCTTATGACAATGCACAAGAAGCATGGACTGCACGTTACACCCACGAAACCATTGCGATGGGCTTCTCCATCACAGAGGAAGCTGTGGAAGATAACTTGTATGACAGCCTGTCTTCACGTTATACCAAGGCTCTGGCCCGTGGTATGGCTTACACAAAGCAAGTTAAGGCCGCTTACGTCCTGAACAACGCTTTTGCTGGCGGCCCTACATACGGCGACGGTCAGGTGTTGTGCTCTACAGCACACCCCTTGGTTTCCGGTGGTACAAACAGCAACCGTCCTGCCACAGCAGCTGACTTGAACGAAACTTCGTTGGAAAACGCAGTTATTCAAATCGCCGCTTGGACAGACGAGCGCGGTTTGCTCATCGCTGCCAAGCCTAAGAAGTTGGTCGTTCCTCCAGCAAACATGTTCGTTGCAACTCGCTTGCTCGAAACTGAATTGCGTGTTGGTACAACTGACAACGACATCAACGCATTGAAAAACAATGGTTCTATTCCTGAAGGTTACACCGTTAACCACTTCTTGACAGACCCCAATGCTTGGTTCTTGTTGACTGACGTGCCTAACGGCTTGAAGCACTTCGTGCGCACCCCTATGAGCACTGGAATGGACGGGGATTTTGATACCGGCAACGTTCGTTACAAAGCCCGTGAGCGTTACAGCTTCGGCGTGTCTGACCCACTGGGTATCTTCGGTTCACCCGGAGCCTAATATTTCTTCGGAAATATTTGAAGAGGGGCCTTGTGCCCCTTTTTCTTTTGTTGTATATTGTTCTCAATCCGGGCTTTCCGGTGCATCAAACTGTCCCGGCAGACGTACATACCGATTGATGCACTTAACTTGTATGTAAGGAATACATCATGGGATTCGCAACTCACCTCGGCCCTTGGCTGCTTGGCACTGTCAAAGACACAACCGGCACTACTGCTGGCACAGTTCGCAACACCGGCGCAACTCAAGTTACTCAACAAATCACTCTGGTCGCTGGCTCCGCTGTGACTTGCTGGATTCCAGCAGGTTCTATCATCAGCAACGTGCAAGCCTACATGACTACCGGCGCTGCTGGCACACCTAACGTGACTGTTGGCGGAACCATCATTGGTACTGTTTCTACAGCAGCTGGTTTAAACAATCTGGTTGTGACCGCAGCCAACGTAGGCACTATGGCTAACGTAGGTGCTACCGATGCTCAGTTAAGTTTCACCGCAACCGCAGCCTCTGCTGGGGTGTTGAGCGTAACTTACACAGTACGCAACTCAGACGGCTCTTCTTTCCCAGCTTCTGCTTAATTGATCTAGGGGGCTTCGGCCCCCATTTACAAGGAGATTGATTATGGCTATGCAAGGTGACGTAAGTTCAACACACAGAAACTCAACTGGTTCTGTGTATGTGGGCCGCACTCGTGTTAAAGGTTTTTCAATTTGTGCCACAGCAAGCACTGCTGGAACTTTATTGTTAAGAGATGGCGGCGCGAGTGGCACAGTATTGATTGAAATTGACATCCCATCAAACTCAAACCCAAATTCTTTTTATGTGGCGATACCACAGGAAGGGGTGCTGTTTGAAACGGATGTTTATGCAACATTAACAAACATTGCGTCAGTGACGTTTTTCTATGGCTAAAAGTCCAGCATGGCAGAGGAAAGAGGGCAAGAACCCCAAAGGTGGTTTGAACGCCAAGGGTCGCGCCTCCGCGAAAGCGCAAGGCATGAACTTGAAACCTCCCCAGCCGGAAGGCGGCTCCCGCAAAGATTCATTCTGTGCGAGGATGGAAGGCATGAAGAAGAAGCTAACCTCCGCCAAAACCGCCAAAGATCCAGACTCACGCATCAACAAATCGCTTAGAGCATGGAAATGCTAGATCTCAATACAGTATGGTCAACAGTCTTAACAATTCTTGTCGGCTTGATTGGCTACATAATGAACGAAAAGTTCAGAGAACTTGCTCGCATCAGCATTCTCTTGAACAAAACTCGCGAGGAGGTCGCACGTGATAACGTTACTCAAGCAGAAGTTGAGCGGATTACTGATCACATTGACCAGCGCTTTAACAGGCTGGAAGAAAAAATTGACCAACTTATTCGCCAAAAAGGATAAATGATTATGTCAAATGGTAACCCTGCGCCCCCACCACCCCCACCACCCCCACCATCCAGAGACGAAGGTTCTCCAAATTTTGGCGGGGAATCTTCATCATTGGGGAGTAGACTTCGTGAAGCCATGAGCGTTCCTCTTGGCGGCGGAAAGCTAGAGCCAGCTAAAGTTGGCAAAGGCTATGGCGTTCGTTGGAGTAAAAGTTTTAATAAAGGCGGCAAAGTTAGCCCTGCTTCTAAGCGTGCTGACGGCATTGCCCAGCGCGGTAAAACTAAAGGTCGGTACTTGTAATGCCAAGTAGCTCTAAAAAGCAACACAATTTCATGGAAGCGGTGGCTCACAACCCATCGTTTGCCAAGAAAGCAGGCGTCCCACAGTCTGTGGGCAAAGATTTTTCCATGGCTGATAAAGGCCGTAAATTTGCAAAAGGTGGCGATATGAAACACGAAGACGTAAAGATGGACAAAAAGATGATGCAGAAGGCCGTGAACAAACACGAAGGCCGTTTGCACAAAGGCTCAGCTATGACCAAGCTTGCCTCTGGTGGGTTTACACGCTCTGCTGATGGCATTGCTTCTAAAGGCAAAACCAAAGCCAAGCAAATCAAAATGAACTACGGCGGAAAGTGCTGAGTCATGAAAAAATATGCTGAAGGCGGCATTTATACTGCTGAAATGGGCCAGCCGCCCATGAATCCTGAAAGTGCTCCCCCTTCTAAGAAGCCAGCGCCCAAGGCTCAGCCCCCTAAAAAGTCTGTCCCAAAAGACACCGTGTTCCGTGAAGGAATGCCTGTCCCGCAAGACGTCGATGGCGGCTCTGCTCCCCGTAAAAAGAAAATGGCTTCTGGTGGCTACACACGAGCAGCTGATGGTATTGCCCAGCGTGGTAAAACACGCGGAAAGATGTGCTAAATCATGTTAGCTAGCCGTGGCATGGGGGCCATATCCCCAAGTAAAATGCCCAAAGGCGTGAGAAAAGCACGCCGGGATGATACTGACTTCACGCAGTACGCTGAAGGCGGTAAGGTTGGTTTGTATGCCAACATCCATGCTAAACGTGCTCGCGGCGAAAAGATGCGTAAGCCCGGCCAGAAGGGTGCGCCCACTGCTCAGGCTTTTATTGACTCTGCAAAGACGGCTAAAAAATGACCACTACCGGATCCACCCTCTTTAATATGGACTTCACGGAGATTGCCGAGGAAGCGTGGGAGCGAGCCGGTCGTGAAATGCGTTCAGGCTATGACTTGCGTACAGCACGCAGATCAATGAACCTGATGACCATTGAGTGGCAGAACAAAGGTATCAACATGTGGACCATGGAGCAGGGCGTTATTAACCTGACTCCCGGCCTGTCTACATACGCATTACCTACAGATACCATTGATTTGTTGGAGCAGGTTATCCGTACTGGTCAGAATACATCGTCTACACAGGCTGATTTGACCATCACACGTATTAGTGTTTCTACTTATGCAACCATCCCCAACAAACTCCAGCAAGCTCGCCCAATTCAAGTCTGGATTCAAAGACTCTCTGGCGAAGTTAACCCAACGTCTTCTGTTTTGGCGTCAGCCATCAATTCCACAGACACCACGATCACGCTTAACTCGGTGGTTGGGCTAGCCGGAGCTGGATTTATTCGTTTAGACAACGAAGATATTTACTACACATACGTCACAGGCAATACCCTTGGTGGCGTGTTCCGTGGCCAGAACAACACAACCGCAGCCTCTCATTTGATTAGCACTGCCGTGTATGTGCCCCAGCTTCCTGCTGTAACTGTCTGGCCAACTCCAGACAACTCTACGCCATATCAGTTTGTGTACTGGAGACTTCGCCGCGTTCAGGATGCTGGTTCCGGTATTGAGACGTCGGATATGAACTTCCGTTTCCTACCCGCTTTGACCGCAGGCTTGGCGTATCACATTGCCGTCAAAGTGCCAGAATTAATGCCGCGCATACAGATGCTCAAGCAGATCTACGACGAAACATTTGAGACTGCCGCTGGCGAAGACCGTGAAAAGGCCGCTGTTAGATTTGTACCCCGTCAGATGTTTATCGGTGGGAGTATGTAATGGGTAACCGATTCGCATCCGGCAAGATTGCGATTGCTGAGTGTGATCGCTGTGGACAGCAGTACAAATTAAAGAAGCTTAAGACCGAGGTCATTAAGCAACGACAGTATCAGTTATTGGTGTGCCCAGAATGCTGGGATCCAGACCAGCCGCAGTTAATGCTCGGCACGTTCCCAGTAGATGATCCGCAGGCATTGCGTAACCCACGCAGAGATACAACCTATGTGACATCTGGTGTAAACGCTAACGGCAATCTTTCAGGTGGTTCACGGGACATCCAGTGGGGGTGGCAGCCGGTGGGTGGGGCTAGTTTAAATGATGCTGGAATCACACCAAACTACTTGATAGCCACCACATTTGTAGGTACAGTCTCTATATCTTAAGGAGTTTAAACATGGCATTCACACGATCAGCAGATGGCATCGCCAAGCAAGGCAAAACCAAGGGTAAAAACCTTGGTGACAGCGGCCCTACAGTGGGCGAAATGTCTGGCGGTAAAGGCAAGGGCGGCGGTAAAACCAACGCCAACATGAAAGCAATGGGCCGTGGTTTGGCTAAGATTGCAGCACAAAAGCGAGGCTAATCATGGCAACATTCAGCAAGAAATTAATGGGTAAAGAAGTTGGCGACGCCAAGGTCTATGCCACTCCACACACAATGACTGGCAAGGTTGTTAAAGCTTCTACCAATCCCGGCAAAGAGTCTGAGATTGGCAGCACAGATACAATGCGCATGAGTCTTGGCAACTACAACAACGCGAAAAACAGACCTGACACCAAAACAACTGGTATCAAAATTCGCGGTACAGGCGCAGCTACCAAAGGCGTTATGGCCAGAGGCCCGATGGCATGACGTACAACGAACTCGTCACGATGGTTTCAGATTACTGTGAGAACACGTTTCCCACAGCGGATATGAACACGTTCATTCGGCAGGCAGAGCAGCGTATTTACAACACTGTTCAGATCGCCAATTTGCGTAGAAACATGACGGGTACTTTGTCAGCAAACAATAAATATTTATCCGCTCCCGGCGATTTTCTGTCTACATATTCTTTGGCAGTGATTGACACCAACGGCGACTATGTTTATTTGCTCAACAAAGATGTGAACTTCATCAGGGAAGCTTATCCAAGCTCATCTGCAACGGGTCTGCCAAAGCACTACGCCATCTTTGGCCCGTCAACATCTGATTCCAAAGAGTTGTCGTTTATCCTTGGCCCTACACCCAACACCAACTACGGTGTGGAGTTGCATTTTTACTACTACCCAGAATCCATTGTGACTGCTAGCCAGACTTGGCTTGGTGATAACTTTGATTCTGCGCTGTTGTATGGAACGATGTGCGAGGCAGTCACCTACATGAAGGGTGAGGCAGACATGGTTAAGTTGTATCAAGATCGCTATGTGCAGGCAATTGCTCTGCTCAAGAACTTGGGTGATGGCAAACAGCGTATGGATGCTTATCGTGATGGACAAGTACGAGTGGCGGTGTCATGAGTTCTATTGTCCAAACGCAAACCACCAGCTTCAAAAAGGAGCTGTATCAGGCCGTGCATGACTTTACGACAGATACGTTCAAGATTGCTCTGTACACGGCCAATGCTGATTTAAACGCTGCAACCACTGTTTACACGACATCCAATGAGGTGACGGGTGGTGGCTATGTGGCAGGTGGGATTGCGTTGACTGGCGTGACCATTAATTCGGATGGCTACACCGCCTACGTGAACTTTAACAATGCAGCTTTTGGTGCGGCAGTGACAGCGCGGTGCGCTTTGATCTACAATGTTACTAAGGCAAACAGATCGGTGGCGGTGTTGGACTTTGGCTCAGATAAAACATCCAGCTCCTTCCTCGTAACCATGCCATCTAATACGGCAACAACCGCGTTAATTCGCTCTTCAAATTAAGGAAATATCATGTCAAATGAAATTGCAAAAGCCTCTGATGCCGTGAATAGCGGTTTGGTTGCTGGTACTAAGAACACAGAAGTGGCTAAGGCCACCGGTCGCTTCCGCATGGAATGCTACGACAAGGACGGCCTGCTCAAATGGTCTGCTGAGTCACAGAACCTCGTTGTGAACGTTGGTCTTCAGTACATGGCTGGCGTGGCTCTGACAAGTACAGCTCAGATCACAACTTGGTACATCGGTTTGTACGGCGCTGGCGCTTCCAACACCCCTGCCGCTGGTGACACCATGGCATCTCACATTGGCTGGACTGAGGTTACTCCTTACTCTGGCGCTCGTCCTACAGCCACCTTTGCTGCGGCTACCAATGCCAACCCATCAGTTGTGACCAACAGCGCATCTCCTGCCTCTTTTGCAATTAATGCAACACAGACTGTGGGTGGGGCTTTCTTGGTGAGCAACAGCACCGCTGGTGGTTCAACAGGTACTTTGTTCTCCGCTGCTGACTTCCAGTCTCCCGGCGACCGCAACGTGGTTTCTGGCGACACATTGAATGTTACTTATAGTTTCTCTCTTGCAGGATAATGTTGTACAATACACTCTCAATCAACTTGGGAGTGTTAAATGGCAAATATTTACCGTGCGTACAGAGGAATGTTTAACCGCTGCTACAACCAAAACCAGAAGTCGTACAAAGACTACGGCGGTCGAGGCATTTTTGTTTGTGAGCGCTGGCAAGGAAAGGGCGGGTTTAAAAACTTTTTGAGCGATCTTGGGGAGCGTCCAGAAAATGCAACCCTTGATCGCATCAACAATGACGGCCCGTACTCCCCTGAGAACTGTCGTTGGGCAAGTTGTGATGAGCAGGCCAACAACAAGCGCAACAACCGCTGGATCACTGCAAACGGCAAAACTCAAACGATGGCTCAGTGGGCCAAGGAAATTGGCTGCAACCCCAGCAACATCATCTACAGAATTAAATCTGGGATGACCGAGGAGCAGGCGGTTACTACGCCAATTGCTGAGCGCCCAAATTCAAAACTGACCGCAGATGATGCGAGATACGTCAAAGAAAACTACCCAATGATGACTTCGAGTCAATTGGCGGCTAAACTTGGCGTAAGCAAGAAAACGGTGCTCAACATCATCCACGGCAAAACTTTTAAGGATGTCCAATGATCAAAATTGACTTTGAATTCGATACCCCGCACGGCGTCTTTCGGGACGCCCTTCACCTGCCTGACGATCACGGCATGACGGAAGACGAGATTCAAGCCATGAAACAGCAACGTCTGGACAATTGGCTTGCCATCGTAAACGCACCACCCGCTGAAGAAACTCCTCCAACTGAGGAGTAAGCATGGCGCTTGTTCAAAGGGGGTGTCCTGTTTGCGGAAAAGAATATTCCGCTGATGAGAGCCGCCTAAAACACGGACGCCATACAACTTGCTCTCAGGAGTGCTCTTATGTGCTCCGAGGGCAAAAATCATCGGTTGCAAAACTTGGCAAGCCTTCGCCTTTAAAAGGCGTTAAAACAGGCAAGCCATCTTGGAACAAAACCGAAGGTGTGCATATCAACTGCAAAAACTGCAATGCACATATGCGGATTGAACCCAACCAAGTTGGACGAAAAAAGTTTTGCTCAAAAACTTGTATGCGCGCAGGCATGGAGTACAAGGGTCTGTTTAAACCCGGCCATGCCGATTTGGTTCCGCCAGAAAGCCGTGGGCACAGCGCAGAGACAAAAGCAAAAATGCGGGAAGTAAACCGCAAAAATGCACGGTACGGCCCAGAGCACCCATTGTGGCAAGGCGGCGCAAGAGAGCAACGCAAGCGCGAAATGAAAGGCTACCCATACCGAGACTGGAGAACGGCGGTATTTACCCGTGACAACTGGACTTGCCAGTGTTGCGGCGTCAGGGGAGTCTATGTGGAGGCCGATCACATAAAGCCTTGGTGCGCGTTCCCAGATTTGCGTTATGCGGTGGATAATGGGCGGACTGTTTGCCGTCCTTGTCACATAAAGTTAGACACGCACGGCCCCAAGGCTTTAAAGTATTTGGAGTCGCAAAATGGATAGATTTTGGGTTGGTGGTGCGGGTACTTGGAACACAAGCAGCACTACAAACTGGTCTGCTACCTCCGGCGGGGGTAGTGGTGCGTCTGTCCCGACCGTAGCGGATAGCGTATTCTTTGACCAAGCGGGAACCTACACCGTCACCATGACGGGCGCATTGGCCTGTCTGGACATCACGGTGTCAGCAGGTACGGTGACGTTTGCTACAGGAGCATCGCCTACGCTTGAAATTCGCGGCTCCATGACGCTGCTGGCGGGAACGGTGTGGAGTTCTTCAGCCGTGATTACGTTTTCGTCTACCACCACTGGTAGGACGGTAACAACTAACGGAACCTCTATTGCGGGCCGTATAATTTTTAACGGCGTTGGTGGCGGGTGGACGCTTGGAAGCGCATTAACAACAACGGCTACATCATCCTCGCTTGCAATCTTAGCAGGGACGTTCGATACTTCATCTGCTGGAAATTACTCCATTACTTGCGGAACATTTACCTCTAACGGAGTATTAGCAAGAACCTTAAATTTAAACGCTTCTACCATTACGTTTTCTGTAGGTGTAAGTGGAGGTGTTTTCAACATGACAAATACCAGCATTACGCTTAATGCTGGCACGTCTACATTTACAACGCCCTCGACGGGGGCAGTATGTGATTGCGCAGGGTTAACGTATTACAATTTTATTTTTACAAGTATTTCGGCAGGTACACATACCATAAACGGCGCAAATACATTTAATAATATTGCTGTAGCCGCTAGAAATTCAGCAAGTGTAACCGCAGTTAATTTTTCCGCCCAACAAACCATTAACGGCACGCTGTCCACCACAGGCACAGCAGGTAACAGGCGCGTATTCTTTGCATCAGCCACTTACGGCATCTCTGTTGATCTGGTGGTCAACTCTGCCCCAAGCCTGACAGACGCAGACTTCCGTGGCTTGTACGTCCGTGGCACAGCAGCCCCTATTAGCGGAACACGCATTGGCAATCGCGGTGAGTGCAGGGGCATTACATTTGATGCACCTAAGATTGTTTACGCAAACTTAGTTTTGAGTTCATTTTCTGAAAACATTTGGGCAACGTCATCTGGCGGAACTCCCTCACTTGTTAATTTCCCTTTGCCGCAAGATACTGCCATTATAAACAATGGTAGTGGGGGCTCAGGCTTTTCAATTGGCTTTAACATTAACTATATTCCAACACTGGATATGTCTTTGCGTACAACGGCATTGTCCTTTAGTTTTGGCAATACAACTACAGCATATGGAAATTTTGTAGCGGGGTCTGGTGTAACTTTTAGCGGTTCTAACTCTGTTACCTTTTCCGGCGGCACAACCCAAACCATCACCAGCGCAGGTAAAACATTTACTTGCCCCATCACTATAGACACCTACGGCGGCACAGTACAACTTGCTGATGCGTTAAACATTGGGTCACAACAGCTGACGGTGACGAACGGCACGTTTACTACAGCGGGGTATGCGGTAACTGGTGGTACGTTTTTATCAAGCAACAGCAACGTCAGAACAATTAATCTTGGCGCAAGCACTTTAAACTTCTCAAACAACAATGCGTTTACATTTGCCAATTCCACTAACCTTGCTTTTAATGCAGGAACCTCGCAGTTAAATCACAACTTTGGAACTCTTGGCGGGGCGTTTGCTGGTGGTGGGTTGACTTTTTATAACCTATCTTTTACAAATACGGGTTCGCAAACGCACAGTATTACTGGCGAAAACACATTTAACAATCTTGCGTTTACAGCACCAGCATCTGCGGGATTAATGGGTTGTACTATTGGCTCCAACCAAACCATCAACGGCACACTGACCTGTGCTGGCGCATCTGCGGTAAGGCGCATTTTCTTGCGATCTGGCACTATCGGCACTCCGCGCACCCTGACGGTCAACGCCATTTCTGCCACTGACTGCGATTTCCGCGACATCAACCTTGCTGGCGCAGCATCAGGCGCATCGCCTACACGGGCAGGTGACTGCGGTGGTAACACGGGCATCACGTTCCCTGCAGCGAAGACGGTGTATTGGAACCTTACTGGATCGCAGAACTGGAGTTCTACAGGGTGGTCTCCGGGGTCTGGTGGAACGCCTGACATTAATCAATTTCCACTGGCTCAAGACACTGCGGTGTTTGATGACACAGGCAGTGTGACAGGCACGATCACGATTAACGCCGCATGGAATATCGGTACTTTTGACGCCTCGTTGCGTACCAGTGCAATGACGCTAACAACCAGCACAAACACCCTCGCTGTTTACGGAGATTGGAAGTTTGGTACAGGCGTTACATCATCCAGCTCATCAGGCGAGATTCAATTTTCTAGAAACGCAACACAAATAATTACCAGTAACGGCGTTCAATTTGGCTGTCCGGTAAGGATTAGCCATCCTCTTGGAAACGTTCAGCTTGCTGATGCGCTGTCTTTGGGGGCAACAAGAACCTTAACTATTGGCACTGGCAGCGTCGCTGGTGGAACATTTGATGCGGGCGTTTACAACGTAACTGTAGGGCTTGTAAACTGTCAGAGTACTGGGTTTAATTTAAAGATGGGTTCTGGCACTTGGACGTTATCTGGTACTGGCTCGGTCTGGAACATGGCAGCTATTCCCGTTATTACAGCGAGCACCTCCACAATTGTTCTTTCTAACACAGCAACAAGCGCAAGAACTTTTGCTGGCGGCGGTCTTTATTACAACAAACTAACCATTGGCGGCGCAACAGGAACATCAACGCTGAGTATTGCGAACGGCGACACATTTGGTGAGATTACCTCAACCAAAACTGTGGCGCACACAATTACTTTTCCGTCTGCCACAACCACAACCATTGGAAAATGGGCGGTTACAGGAACTGTAGGAAACATAGTTACCATTGAGTCTAACAATCCAACATCTGCTTTTATTTTAAATATTGCAGGTCCGGCAAACAGCGGCATTGACTACCTGTCCGTGCGTGATTGCACCATAGCCACCACAAGCCCCGGTGAGTTTTACGTTGGCGCAAACAGCACAAACGTATCGGGCAACACTCGCGTTGTTTTCACAGCTACCCCTGCACCTCGCACATTGTATTGGGTGGGCGGCACAGGCAACTGGTCATCCACAACCAAGTGGGACACAACATCTGGTGGTGGTGGTGGAGCAGCCATCCCCACATCTTTGGATGCGGTTATCTTTAACTCACTGTCCAACGCCACAGCCTACACAGCCACAATTGACGCTGGTGTAACACTGGCCCGATGCGCCTCGTTCACAATGGCTGGCCCAGCATCTGGCAACGTGACTTTTGCTGGCTCGGTGGGTATTGCTTTTCACGGCAATGTAAGTTTTGCTGCTACGGGAATTACACGGACGTACACGGGCGCAATGAACTGGGCTGGTAATAGCAGTTACACGTTTACGACCAACGGTTTGACGTTGGCTTCTTCTTGTACGGTTATTGGTGTTGATTCAACGTGGGCGTTGGGTAGCGCCCTAAATATCGGAACTGCACAATTTATTGTTACATACGGAACATTTAGCACTTCAGCAAGTAATTACACTTTAACATCAAGTAATATTTTTTCCAATAACGGTAACATTCGGTCTATAAACTTTAATGGATCAACCATTACTTGCAGTGGCACAGCATCAAACTCGTTAAGTTTTGGAAACATCACAAATTTTACTTTTACCGCTGGCGCATCTCAAATAAATTTAACAGCCACAACTGCTGGAATTTCCTGCACTGGGTTAAGTTTTTACAACGTCAGTTTCACAAGCGCCGCAAACACGAGCATTGTTATCCAAGGCGCAAACACATTCAACACCCTGTCGTTTGCTGGCCGCACATCTGTCGGCATCACGCCCGTCACATTCAACGCCGACCAAACCATCGGCACACTGACCCTGAACGCTGGAACAGCTTCGGCCTACCGCACGTTCTTGGCATCAGACACCATTGGCACACAAAGAACACTGAACGTCACCACACTGACTGCTGGCGCTGCTGACATTGACTTCAGGGACATTGCCATCACTGGCGCAGCGGCTCCGCTGACAGGCACACGGTTTGGTGATGCCAAGGGCAACAGCGGGATTACGTTTGATGCGGCTAAGACGGTTTATTTTCGGGCAACTGGCAGTCAAGTTTGGGGTAGCTCGGGTTCAGGCTCTTGGTCGGCCACATCTGGCGGTTCGGCAGACGCAACGCAATTTCCGTTGGCCCAAGACACCGCTATTTTTCCTGCGGCCACGTATCCTGTTTCTGGGGCCACAGCTACGGTTAATGCCAACTACAACATCGGCACGATTGACATGAGTCTTCGTACTACCAACACACTGACGTTGGCAACGGGTACGAACGCACCACAAATCTACGGCAACTGGATTAACGGGACGGGGACAACGCTGTCGGGTACTGGAACCATGACGTTTGCTGGGCGTGGTGCTCAGACGATTACAAGCGCGGGTAAAACGTTTACTCAACAACTTTTCATTAACACGCTAGGCGGGTCGGTAACGCTACAAGATGCATTGGCAACAGATGCTGCAACCACCCCAGCGTTGCAACTTATTAACGGAACTTTTAACGCAAACAATTACAACGTTTCGTGCTCTGGGGTAAATTCAACTTTTACAAGCGTTAACTCAAACGTAAGAACTCTTGCAATGGGTTCTGGAACTTGGCTAATTGCTGGTCCGGGCAACAGTGCTTGGTCTACAAATACTGCCACCAATTTAACAGTAACCGGGACAGCCACCATAAACATGGTTAGTGCATCGGCAAAAGGTTTTTCTGGAGGGGGCGCAAGTTACTCGGGCATTACGCTCAACCAAGGCGGTGCAGGTGCATTGACCATTTTTGCCAACAACATTTTAAAAGACATCACCAACACGTACAGCGCAACGGGTGCTACAACGATTGCTCTGGGAACCTCAACCCAGACCCTGACAAGCCCGTGGACAGCAACAGGCGCAGCAACCCGTGTTTTAACCGTTAGCGGCACATCCGCAGCATCCCCCGGCACTTTAATCTTCAGCGGCGCAGGTACGGCAGCTAATGTGGATTACCTGAACATCAGCAACGTCAGGGCGTATGACTTGCTCAACGAGTGGTACGCAGGGGCTAATTCTACAAACAGCGGATCGTTGGGCTGGTACTTTATTGCCGCAGGCGGAACGGTTTACGCCGTCACAATCACCGAGACCGGGACGGGAACAGATGCCATTACCGCCAGCGTAACTCTGCTTGGCGCGATCAGCGAAACAGGCACTGGCACGGACTCAATTTTCGGCAGCTTTTTGTTTGTTGGTTCGGTTGATGAGACCTCCACAATAACTGACTCCAACTTTGCAGCGTTCCAGCCAAAAGCAAACATCACTGAAACGGCCACCGGCTCCGATGTAGAGTCGGCAATTTTGAACGCAATTTCTCTGATTGCAGAAACAGCCACAGGTTCTGATACTGACAGCGCCAAATTAACTGCTAACTCCAATCTTAGCGAAACAGCTACGGGGGCTGATACCGACAGTGCAAGAATGACCGCTCAGTCTGTGATCGCAGAGCTTGCCACCATTACGGACGCCGCATCAGCTAGAGCAACGCTTCTTGCTGCCGTTATTGAAGCGGCCACCATCACTGATTTGTCAGAGTCCATTAAGGGTCTGTTTGCCTACATCATTGAGTCTGTAACCGCTACAGATTCAATTAATGCACCGGGCAGTACGTACAACCCCAGCCTAAACGAATCCGCAACAGCTACCGATAACATTGTTGCTCTGACGGTGTTTGTTGCCCAAATCGTAGAGGCTACTACCGCTGCCGATGTCGTTGCTGCGTTTAAATCATATTTCTCCGCAGTTTTGGAAACTGCGTCTGGAGCAGATTCGGTTGCAGCCCAGTTCACCGCCCAGTCAATTATTGCTGAGTCTGCGACAGGAGCCGATGCTGAAACCACTCAGTTGATCACGCGCCCGTCTGTCATTGAAACAGCAACTGGAACAGACGCGGATGTTGGTCGTATTGTGTTTCCCGGCAATATTGCTGAGTCGGCTACAGCCGCAGATACAGAGTCGGCTAAATATACAACCCGTCCAAACATTGCAGAAACAGCCACCGGCATAGACGCATCCAGTGCAAGAGCCACGTTCCGCTCTAGCATCATTGAGTCCAGCGCCGTTCAAGATATTGTTCAGGCATACCTAACAACGGTGGGTGTTATTACCGAGTTGGCCACAGGTGCCGATCAAGTTAGCGCTTTAAGAGCTTTGGCTGCCGCAATCTCAGAGACAGCATCCACTACAGACACCGTAGCGGCCAAGGCTATTTTCCAAGGCATCCTGCAAGAACTTGCTACAGCCCAAGACGCAGTCAATGCTCCGGGTTCTACATACAGCGCTCCAATTGTAGAGCTGGCTACCCTGCTTGACGCTGTGCTGGCAAAAGCAACATTCCCAGTCAGTTTAAACGAGACAGCCACAGGAACCGAGACAGTCCAAGCCGCCTTTATCCCCTACGCCCAGATTACTGAAACTGCGACCATTACGGATGCGGCATCGGCCTTGGCTGCCTTTGCGGCACGGACAGTTGAGTCGGCCTACATCACAGACGAAGTGTCGCCTCCCGGCTCAATCTATAACCCTGTGGTTCTGGCAGTTGCCCAGATGCTGGATCAGGTCAGCCCACCCGGAAGTGTTTACAACGCGCCGGTACTAGAGTCAGCAACAATCGCAGACAGCCTAATTGGCGGGTTCCTTTGGATTGATGTTAACGATGACCAAGTGGCTAACTGGGGTGATATAAACAATGTTCAGACAACAACATGGTTGGCAGTAGATGACAGCCAGACAACAAACTGGCAAAATGTCAACAACACGCAGACATCTGGCTGGACAGATGTAAACGATACCCAAACACCGGGCTGGAACCCGGTTCTCCCGTAAGGATTTACTATGTCAAGCAGCTTTTCCAATCTTAAATTTGAGCTAATCGGCACGGGCGAGCAGTCCGGCACATGGGGCGCTACAACCAACTCTAACATTGGAACAGCCATTGAGCAGGCGATTGTTGGCATGGCCACCTTGACATCTTCTGACTTTACAGCCAATGTCGCCACCCTGACGCTGTCCAACACTACAGCAGCTCAAAACGCCCGTGCGTTGTGTTTAAACATTGCCGCAGGCGCAGTCTCTGCCGCCGGAACAATTAACGTCCCAGCGATTCAAAAACCATATCTAATTATTAACGGTAGTAGTTATGCAGTCACCGTCAAAGTCTCTGGCTTGACTGGTGTTGCAGTCCCTGCGGGTACTCGCACTGTTGTGTATAACAACGGTACAGATGTAGGGGAACAGGTTACGTACCTGACAAATTTAGATCTGGGCACGGCGCTTCCCGTCACATCTGGCGGTACAGGCGGCACTACATCGACAGGATCTGGGGCTGTTGTTTTGGCTACGTCTCCCACATTGGTTACACCGCTTCTTGGGACGCCAACGTCTGGTAACTTTAGTTCAGGCACGTTTACATGGCCTACATTTAATCAAAATACCACAGGTACTGCCGCAGGGTTATCCGCCACTTTGGCTGTTGCCTCTGGTGGTACAGGCGCAACGACATTGACTGGATTGGTTAAAGGTTCTGGCACTTCTGCGTTTACAGCGGCAACTGCTGGTACAGACTACGTAGCGCCCGGAACAGCTACTACGTTTACAGCCAAACAAACTTTCTCAGGTGGCGCGGCAACAATGGCCACCACACTGACCAATGCGCTGGAAGTAGCAACCGTTTCTTTTACAGCGGCTACTGGCACAATTAACTACGACATTACAACGCAGTCAGTGTTGTATTACGAAAACAATGCGTCGGCCAACTGGACGGTTAACTTCAGAGCGTCAAGCGGCACTTCTTTAAATACGGCAATGGCTACAGGCGAAAGTTTGACCGCAGTGTTTATGGTCACTCAAGGAACAACGGCCTATTACAACAATGCGTTAACAATTGATGGTGCTTCTGTAACTCCAAAGTGGCAGGGTGGATCAGCCCCTAGCAGCGGAAACGCAAGTGGTATTGACGTATACGCATACACCATTATTAAGACTGGTGCTGCGGCGTTCACTGTTTTGGCTTCAGTTACACAGTTTAAATAATATGCCAACCCCCATCACACGCGGCGCAGCTTCGGCTCTTAGCTTTGGGTTTTTGTCTGTCAGCAAAACCCGATGGATTACTTTTGGGACGGCAACTTTTTCTTCTGTCAGCTCCAAATTAGATGCCTCTTTAAATTTGGTCAATGTTACCTACGCTGGTAATAATGAAAGTCCAATTTACAAAATAGGTAACGATGGGATTGTTGGGTATCGAGCCAGAAAATATTCGTCGTCTGGAAATTTTGGTTACGATACAAATGCGGTTGCTGTTGACACATCTACCGGGTATACGTGGACAGCGGGCCTTTTCTCCAATTATTTTTCTTTTTCTTATTTTGGTTTAGTCGCTGCGTATGACTCCTCAAATAACCTTGCCCTTATTAAATATGTAAACAATGTTGCATATGCGCCGTATACGGACATAAAAGTTTCAGGGTCAAATATTGTTGTGTGCGGTGATTATCTTGATACCGGCACCTTCACTTACGGTGTACACGTTGGCGTTTTAACCAAATCAACTGGACTTTATTCTTTATCAAGAATACTTACTTCTGCCACTGAATTGTATTCAAGGGCAGTTACCGTGGATGGCTCTGGAAATATCTATGCGCTAGGTACGTTAAGCACATTTGCCACCGCTACTTATATTTTTAAATATAACAGCTCAATGGTTTTGCAGTGGCAAACTGCCATGACTTCAACAAAACCAACCGACATTACCACTGACTCCAGTGGGGACGTATACATATGCGCCGACAACAGTGTTCAAAAATTTAATTCCTCTGGCACCTTGCAGTGGCAACGAACGATTGCAACAGGAGTGGCCTATAGAAGTGTTGCGTTCTCAAAGTTAACAATAGACAGTTCTGACAACATTTATGCGGTGGGGACTATGACTGATACGCAGTCAACTACCTACTACTATGCTGTGATTGTTAAATATAACTCGTCAGGAACTTTGCAATGGACTCGTGTTTTGTACAGAAGCTCAGGCTCCAACCCTCAAGTTTTTGGTAATGCTATTTCCATTGACAACACAAACGGTAATTTTTATATTTCCGGCAAAGATACTGGTGGGCCTTATTTATTGACAGCCAAGCTTCCGATAGATGGCACATTAACTGGTTCATATTCACAGGCATCCCCGGCAGTAACGTATACATATTCAGATCCCGGTTGGACAGATGCGGCTGGCGCGTTTACACAAACTACACCAACATTTACTGATGCGGCTGGAACTACCGCGCAGGCAACCCCAACATCCCCATCATCTCAAAATCTGACTAATACGTTTTACAAACTCCCCGTTTAAGTCATGCAGTAGGTTTAAACATGATTGATCCGATCACGGCCCTAGCCGGTATTCAGTCCGCAGTAAAACTGATTAAGCAGGCTTCCAAGACCGTGGACGATGTGGCCTCGCTTGGGCCAATGTTGGGTAAGTATTTTGATGCCAAGTCAACTGCGGCTAAGGCTGTTGTAGAGTCTAAGAAAAAGGGTGGTTCCTCCATGGGGACTGCGCTTCAGATTGAAATGGCGCTTGACCAAGCCAAGACGTTTGAGGCTGACCTGCAGATATTATTCATGCAGGCGGGCAAGATTGATGTGTGGAACAAGATTAAAGCCAGAGCGCAGGCCATGGATGTGGAAGATGCCCACAATGCCAGACGCGAGAGGGAAGAAGAAAAGAAGCGTAAACAGAAAGAGCAGGAGCAACTGGAGTTTGGCCTGATGCTGGGTGGCCTTGCGATCCTGTTGTTTATGTTGTACGTTGGAATCTATGAGGTCATGGATCACTGCGCTAAAGTTAGGTGCGGGCGGTGAATGAGTACCAGAAAGCCGCTGACATGACCTTCAAGATTGTTGGTGCTTGGTGGGGGGCAAATCTGTTTTTGGATTTAATCAAGATACTGCCCAACTTTATTTCGGACAAGATTGTGAATAA